GCCCAAGGTGTAGCTCATTATGGCGACTATTCTAAAGTAAACGAATATCAACAATATCTTGACTTCGTAAATGCTGCAAATGATTCATTTGCTGAACTACCTTCTCAAATTCGTGAGAAATTTGGTAATGATGCTGGTCAATTCTTTGAATTTGCCACTGATCCTAAAAATAAAGGAGCGATGGAAGAGATGGGTTTATTTCCTAAACCCGTTGTCGAAGAGAAATCTACTGAGTCTCCCGTGGTCTCCTCCCCTCAGGAGACAAAAAAATCCTCTAATTCCGAGGACAAATCCGAGTGATAAGAGGTCTCTGCACAGTTTATCTACTTGATTAAACTGTGCGGAGTGACCGTCTGTCACTCCTAACGACTTTAAAGGAGTAAAAAATGGCTTTTAGAAAACAAATGTCTAAAAAACATTCTAAAAAGGACTTCACTAAGAAGGCCTCTAAAGTAAGTAAAAGAAATTTTGCTACTGTAATGCGTGGCGGATACAGAATTTAATTTAAATTCTAGGAGGAATCCGTGACTTGTACAAATCCCTTATTAGTATATAAATCTGCACGCTCTAAAAAAGTACTCTTTAATAAACCCTGTCCTTTCGCGAAAGGTTTTAATGTCCCTTGTGGACAGTGTAAAGGATGTCGTAAACGTAAAGCCGTTCAATGGGCTATACGTATGGTTCATGAAACTCAAATGCATGAAGAAAATTGTTTCATAACCTTAACTTTTAATGATTGGGAATTGGAAAAAAGAAATCAAGCCTCAATCAAAGTTAAAGATTTCCAGCTATTTATGAAAAAGCTGAGAAATTCTACATTTAAAAAAATCAGGTTCTTTCACTGTGGTGAATACGGTAAATTAAGAGGCCGTCCTCATTACCATGCTATTCTATTTGGTTATGACTTTCCTGATAGAGTATTATGGAAAGCAGAAAATGGTAATAAATTATATATCTCTGATAAATTAAAATCTCTCTGGCCTTATGGCTGGTCTTCCGTTGGTGATGTTACCTTTGCATCCGCTCAATATGTAGCTAAATACTGTACAAAAAAAATAACTGGTGATCTCGCAGAGGATCATTATAAAACGGTGAACGGAATACCAGTTACACCTGAATACTGTACGATGTCTCGTGGTAATAATCTTCCTACTTCTGATCCTAACCACACTCGTGGTATTGGATATACATTCTATAAAAAATACAAATCTGACATCTACCCTCATGATTTCTGTGAAATCGATGGAAAACAAATACTCCCTCCTCGTTATTATGATGAATTATTGAAAGAGGAGGATCCTACTCTCTATGAAGAAATTAAACAAAAGCGTATAGATAAAATGGTTAATCCTGTCCTTGAGGATCTAGATGATCCTCTAAGAAAACGCTTTGCTGATATTGAAGAACTTCGTGAACATAGAGAAAAACGCTCATTAAGAAAATATGAGCTTGACATGTCGGATAACCTATATTATGACAATAATACTTAAATTTAATTATGGAGGAAAAAATGATTAAAGGAATTTACTCATTGTTCGACAAAAAATCTAAACTATACGGAAATACTTTCACATCTGTGAATGATGGAACTGCAATCCGAGAAATGCAACAAGCTGTAACATCGGAAGGCTCCATTATACAAAAATACCCATCAGACTATGCTCTATATAAGGTGTCTGAGTGGGATGACGAAACTGGAATGATTCAAAATCAAGATCGTCAACAAGTAATAGAACTCGACCAACTAATAGCAAAGGAAAATAGCGATGGCTGATATATTCGGTGGTGCTGGAACTTTACCCTCAACAATGTCACACGACTTCTCTCGTGTACCAAAATCCGATATCCAAAGATCAACTTTCAATCGTGATCATGGATTAAAAACAACTTTCAACGCTGGAGAACTCATACCGATCTTCGTTGATGAAGTTCTACCCGCTGATACTTTCAACTTAAAAATGCATGGGTTTGGCCGTTTGGCCACTCCCATCCATCCCATTATGGATAATATCCATATGGATACTTTCTTTTTCTTCGTGCCTTATAGGCTAATCTGGAATAACTTCGAGAAATTCATGGGAGCTCAAGATGACCCAGATGATTCAATTGATTACCTCGTTCCTCAAATTACTTCTTATACTCCAACTTCTGGTTCTCTCTTCGACTATCTTGGTTTACCTCTTGGTGCCTCAATCTCGTTCAATAATCTCTATGGGCGCGCATACAACCTCGTATATAACCAGTGGTTCAAAGATCAAAACTTACAAGACGATTTAGTCGTAGATAAAGACGATGGCCCCGATACTGCTACTGACTATGTTATAAAAAAACGTGGAAAACGTCATGATTATTTCACTAGCTGTCTTCCTTGGCCTCAAAAAGGTGACGCTATTTCTTTACCTCTTGGAACTTCTGCTCCTATTGAAGCTGGCACTGCTAATTTAAATGGTGCTGGATACTATATAACTAACACTGGTGCTTCTACTCAATTATTAGGTAGAACTCAAGCTGGCTCTAATGTTTCTAACTCTGAATTAATTGCTGACTTAACTTCTGCTACTGCTGCAACAATCAATCAACTTCGTGAATCCTTTCAAATTCAACGCCTCTTGGAAAAAAATGCTCGTGGTGGTACTCGATACACCGAGATTATACAATCTCACTTTAATACAACCTCTCCTGATGCTCGACTTCAACGTGCTGAATACTTAGGTGGTGGAAGATCTAATGTACAAATAAATCCAGTTGGTCAAACTTCATCTACTGACTCTACAACCCCTCAAGGTAACTTATCTGCTTTTGGAACTGTCCAATTCTCTGGACATGGCTTCTCGAAAGCCTTCACTGAACATGGTCTTATCATTGGTTTAGTCTGCGCTTATGCTGATCTAAATTACTTTCAAGGTATACATCGTTCTATGTCCCGACGTGATCGCTGGGACTTCTACTGGCCTGCACTCGCCCATATCGGGGAACAGGCCGTTCTTAATAAAGAAATATATGCTCAAGGTACTTCTGCTGATGATGATGCCTTTGGCTATCAAGAAGCTTGGGCAGAATACCGATACAAAAACTCTGGTATAACTGGTAAATTCCGAAGTAATATCTCTGATACTCTTGATCCTTGGCATCTTGCCATTGACTTCGGTTCCCTCCCAGTACTTAATGCCTCTTTTATAGAGGAAAACCCTCCGATCGATAGAGCTGTCGCCGTTCCTACTCAACCTGATTTTCTTTTCGATGCTTTTTTTGATCTAAAATGTTCTAGACCCATGCCTACGTACTCAGTGCCTGGCTTAATCGATCACTTTTAATGTGGGAAATTATCCTATGGATTGGCTTCGTATTCGTACCCTCCTCTATGCTGGTAAACGCATGGCACTTCCGATTGTGTTCGGAGCTGTCGTTGGTTGGCTTGTACGCCACAACCATGGTGAATGGGCTACTGTTGTCTGCTCTGTGGCTGATGCTTTGGCTGTTTCCGTTAGTGAGTGTTTAAAACATGCCCCTTAGTGCGCTTATAAATTTTGCTTCTGGTGAACGTCGTAATCGACTAGCTCAAGCTTCTGCTCGTGAACAGATGGCTTTTCAAGAGCGATTGTCTAATACTGCTTATCAACGTCAAATGTCTGATCTATCTAAAGCTGGTCTTAATCCAATATTAGGATATTCAAAAGGCCTACAAGGTGCCTCAACTCCAGCTGGACAAAAATACGACCCTGAAAATATTGCTCTTACATCCTATCAAGCTTCTAGTGCCAGATCTCAAGCTAAATTACTTAAAGCTCAAGCTCAAATGGCTCAACAAAGTGCTGATTGGTATTCTGGAAACCCTCATATACCACCAGATGGTTGGTCTAATCCTATGTCTTATATAACTCATGGTGTTGGTGGCCAAGGCTTAACAACTGGTGGTGAAATTTTTGATAAAACTTTAGGCGCGCTTGGCCGTAAAACTTTTAAAGAAGTTAAAAATCTTGCTCAATGGTCTGGTGATAAAATTTCTGGCATTTCATCACAATTAAAAAATCTTTATTCAAATAATAATTCAGCTATTTCTGCTAAATCTACTGCTGATCAAGCTCTTAAGCTGATTGAGGAAGCTAAACAAATAATATCTAATCCTATTTATCCAAATGTTCGTGGCGATCAACCTTCTTTGAAAGTTAAAATGGATGAAGGAAAATTTCCTAATACTACTAATTTTAAATATGAAAAACGAAAATTTAAAGATGGAAAACAATACTGGGTTAAAAAAAAACTGATTACTACAAGAAACCAATGATGAGAACGAAAGAATATTATAACTTAATTAGGAGAAAATATGACTAAACAAAACTTTAGAACTGCTTATAGCAGTCAACCTCGTAAACCTTTCGAACCTATTGGCGAAAGTAAAACTCAACAACATCATGTTGAACAGACTAAGGTTCAAAACCTTATAAAACAATATGATAGAACTGGTATTCTAACTCATGTCGCCCAAGGTGTAGCTCATTATGGCGACTATTCTAAAGTAAACGAATATCAACAATATCTTGACTTCGTAAATGCTGCAAATGATTCATTTGCTTTT